GTATTCAGCAGGCCCGATTTCATCAAGGATAATAAAAAATTTACCACCTTCTGATTGGAAATCAGCTCCATTCCAGCCAGAATGTAATCCAGCCCTTTCAGCTCCTCACCCTCTTCCTGAATAATGAGCAGATTCAGCAGCTCAATGGTTGCCTCCGGCTCATCGTTCAGAATTCGCTCCGTCAGGGTTTCGAGATTCTTCTTGCTCTGCTCTGCAAGCTTCGCTTTCTTCTCTTCTGCGGTCTCCTCACCGGTGAGAATGGGCTGTGTGCGAAGTGTTTCCATCACTTTCAGCTTTTTCAGTGGCGCCGCCGCCTGGGTTCGAATGGCATTGACAGTCCGCAGGAAATCAACGCCGTTCAGGTCTGCGATTGTCTTCAAAATCAGCCCTCCGTGGTGGACTCGCCCACATAGAATGCCATGGGAACCTCGTCCTGAGCGGTGATCGAGTAATGGCCGGTCAGGGTGACGGACAGCTGTCCCTTGCCCTTGTCGGTGCTCTTGATGCTCAGGCCGCCGGTGGACAGTGCATTTTTCAGCTGCACCGCAACCCAACCGCCGTCAGCCAGGTCGCCAACCCACCAAACGTCTGCGAAATCCTTATCACTGTCAACCTCGTTTCTGGGAGTTACAGCGGAGCCGGAAATATCAGCCGCACCCAGGGCAAGTCTGATCTGCTCCTCAGTCACGCTCAGGGAGGTGAACGCAATCGTGCATTCCCAGGAGTCCAGTCGTTTCAGCTCCTTGACGTTGGTCGGGCAGTTGTCAATATCGCTGCCGTAGTCGGTATAGGTAGGAGTCGCCGCCACAGTCACGCCGCCGGTGGTAGCGCAGATAATGGCGGAGTCTGCCAGTGCCGGCTTTGTAGGATCGAAACTATTCAGCAGTACGCCGGCGTTGAGCTGAATATTTTTAAACGTAGACTCAGGAATCTGAGTAAAAGTCATACTCATTAAATCACTCCTTAAATCGTAATAAATTCGGCGTTTATGTTGATATATCGCCGTTTGATACTCTTGCTTGTCTCATCGGTCAGACTTTGGCACCAGGGCGCTCCTCTGGTCAGCCAGATAACGCCGTCGTCACAGGCCAGCCGCTCGCCACCCAGCCCCAGACGCTTGGAAATCTCCTCTGCCTTGGCGTTTGGGATTGCTTCCGAGTCGGTGTAGTACCAAAGATTGACGGTGATCGCTGCTGAGGTATCCCCAAATGATCCAAGTACGGGGGTGTAGGTCAGATAGGGGAAAATCACGTCGTCGGGAACGTTTGTTGACGCATAGGCGGTAATGCCGAAGGACGAGAAAAAATCATATAGCGCTGCTGCTTTTGTCATCTCGTCAGCTCCCATTCCTCGGCAGTCACCTGCGAAAACTGGAACGTTGCCCGGTCTGGTGTCTGCTTATCCTCGCCGTCAGAGGTCACCCGGAAAATCTTCCCGTCCTTCGCTCTGCGGAATACGTCGTGATAGCTCAGTAATGCGTTCCGGTCAGTGGTCACGGTGTACAGGCTCGTCACGCCTTGGCTCTCAGCCGCAAGCGCTTCCATAGAGCTGTTAAATGTGATCGCCGCCAGGAATTCAGCGCCATCCGTCCAAATGGTCGTAAAGCCGCCCTCGCCATCCGGTGTGCGTGTCTTCTCCAGCAGTACGCAGGACTCTTTCCAGTCGTCAATCAGGCTCATCAGATTTTCCTCCATGCGTTCAGTTCGGACTTAAACACGCCCTGCCAGGTTGCTGCACTGCCGCTACTCTCGTTGGCGTTTTTGCTGTAGCTGTAGTTCCCAAAAGATTCGTTGGTGTAGGGGCTTCTGGCGTTGTCGCCGTTGTCAGCTTCCCACGCCTCGATAATCTCCGCCAGATCTAGCACCGCTCTTGGGATCGCCAGGGCGGAAATCTCGCCCTCGAACTCCTCGTCAGTCATGCCAGTGGCTGGATACTGCCACAGACCATCGTTAAAAACGCTGCCCTGTACCCGAAAGTATTGCCCGTTCTTGAGGAAAGGCAGCTCGATGCCGCCGTCAGTGATCGTGAACGTGTCGGAACAGATTTCATATTCAAACCAATTGTTGATATTCGCCAGAATTCTGTCTAGCATCGAGCCGCCACCTCCTCACTTACTTGCTGCTGGTACTCTTAGCGGTGCCAACGTCAAACACGGCAATGGCGTCAAGGTACTCGGCAAACAGAGTCATGCCCATGATGGCGAAGCACTCGGAAACGGCGGTGTTGTAGTTGCCCTGAGTGTGGAACCCAATCAGGCTAGTTTCGCCGTCAGTGGTAAACTGCAGGCCTGCACGGGCGAAATCGCTGGTCGCCGGATCGACATAGTACAGAACGATGTTTTCCACGGGGGTGGCGATAACCCGGCCTCTCTTGATCTCGGAGTCGGACAGCAGGAAAATGGTGTTGAAGCCCATGAAATCCTTGACGTACTGGAAACCATACTGGTTCTGGACCGTAATGTTTGCGGCGCCCAGGTACTCGTAAACGTCCAGGATGTTCGCAAAGCCCACAACACCGGTAGCGGTGCGATGAATCTGCTTAAATTTATTCTCGACGCTGCCCTTTGCCATCGCCAACGCCATCTGGAAGGTGTCATAAGTGCCGGTCAGGGTGCCGGTATTCAGATAGGTGTAGAACTTGGACGTAACGTTGTCCTGCAGCTCATACAAGAATTCCTCGTCAGTCAGAGCGACGGCCACGTCATAACCGTGATCTTTGATGCTCTCGATGGTGACTGCCTTGGCGTACTTATCAATGCTCATTTCGGCATAGGTGGTCTCAGTGACGACTGCCTTGCTGTAGGGGATTTCCTCGCCCTCTGCCACGGTGCCAGATGCCAGAGTGACGGTTGCGGTCTTGGACTTCAGGATTGCACCGGGCTGCTTCTTGATGGGACGCATAATGCCGATGATCTCACGCAGATGTTCCCAATTGCGGCTGAACCGGGTGACAAAATCGATTTCTCTCGCTTCAACCTGGATTTCGTTGGTTACAGACAGATTATCTTTAGCCATTTATCAAAATCATTCCTTTCTGAATTGCTCAATATTAGCGGCAATTGCGTTCTGGCGCTCTGTAGAATCTTTGATTGCCAGAATGTCAGCTTTGCTCAGTTTGCCGCCGGTGTTACTGATCGGGTTTGCAGGCTCAGGCGCTCCGGCTTCTCCGATTTTGGTCACCAGCCCGGACAGGTCGCCCTCGATCAAGTCATCAAACGCCTTTGTGTCCTTGATCTTGTCGCCGTCCAGCTCTGCCGCCTCAATCTCTGCACCCAGGCCACGCATTGCGATAGTCAGGTTCTTGCCGGAAATGCCCTTGGATTCCAACAGTGCTCTGACCGCGGTCTCCTTGGCTGCTCTCGCTTCCTTGCCTGCGATTTCTGCACGATAGTCGTCAAGCTCCTTCTTCACGGCATCGTGCCTTTCCTTCCAGCCGTCGTCGCCTTTGGCTTTCAGGTCGTCCAATTCCTGCTGAACGCTGGGCAGCTTCTCAGCCTCGCCCCTGTACTTCTGCACATCCGCTTTCAGACCGTCCACGGTCTCGGAGTGCATCTCGATAATGGAGTCAACCTGTTCATCGGTTAGCCCCATTGCCTTCAAAGATTTTCTAGTTAGTGCCATTGTTTCAGTCTCCTTTTCCTTGGCCTCGGTTCCTCGAGGGCGACTGTACTATAAAAACCGCAGTTCTTTGCGGGTCTTACTGTTTTTATTAGCCGCTATTCAGCGTCTTCTCAATAATGCTTTGGATCTGGTCTGTATGGTCAGCGATTGCTGGTTTCAAGAATTCCTGTGCTCGCTGTCCGTGCGTCAGATGCCAATTGCCCTTGGAATCCTGAAACACCCAGGGCGTTTGCCTGCCGCCGGGATAGTAGATACCCGTTCCGCATTCAACATAAATCGCATACTCATTGTCTGTTCCGATCCAAGCGGTCGTATCTTCCACTTCGTGGGTGATGCTGTTCCGAAGGTTGCCGGTATCCACCGGACAGAGGGATTTGGCGTAGTCATCCACCAACCCGCCAGCAGATTCCAAGGCGTTTTGAACCTTCTTTTCAAATTCCACCTTTACTAGATCGGCATTGTTCGCTACAATCTCAAATTCCATTCTTCGACTCTACCCATTCGTCGTATGTCATCCATTTCACGAGTTCGGTTTCGCCGGTCTCCTCGTTTTTGGTTCGCCGGTATCCGTCCGTCGCTGAAATTCCATCAATCTCCCGAATCATCGTGCACCGGCAGTTGTACACCATCTCCGGCGCTCCGCCTGGGTCACCTGGGTACTGGATCGAATAGCCCTCAACCTCGAACGAGTCGCCCACGTCAACGGTCTGACCATCTAATTTCTGGTGCGTGTGTCGGGTTCTGTTGTCCAGGGTCGCCATCCAAGTTTTACGGATGTTAATCCCAGCCTCTTCCGCCGCCTTGAAGCTGTCCAGCCGTCCGGCGTTCTGCGCTCCGGTCACTGCCGTTCTCGCCGCTCGAACTGCGCTGTCTCTCTCCATGGTCGGAATGTTGGTTTGCAGTCTGTCGCTGATCTTCTTGATGCTCTCGCCCTTCAGAATGCCGGTCGTCACCTGCTTGGTGATCTGGGTTTTCCCGTAGGCTAGATCTATACCACGCTTGACAGCCTTCGCCGCCGGGTAGCTCGGCATTAGATCCGGTGCCTCGGTAATCAGTCTCTTAACTGTCTGCTCGTCCCACAGGGCGAAATCTATGCTGTCGCTTAGCTGCTCTATGGTGTAATTGGCGTAATTCCGATTCAGTGAATAAATTCCCGGCGTAGTGTCGTTGATGTAGGATACCGCCACCTCGTTGGCCTCGGTGACTCTCTGCGCCAGCTTATCTCGCAGGGCTTCCATGCGTTCGCCCCTGCCGATCTGATTCAGCCGCCATTGCAGGAAATCCTCTTCTGTGTACTCTTTGCCGTTGACAATCGTTCCAATTAGCTTTCTGGTTTTTTCCTCTCGCTCTTCCAGCTTCTCGAAATAGGCTTTGATATCCTTGCTCATGTCGTCGGCAGCTTCCTGGTAAACCTGGGTAATTCTCTGCTCCAGCTTCTTCAGCTCCGCATCTGTCAACGTGTGACCTGCGTCAGATTTCAGCATTCTCCGTCACCTCGCCGCCAGTCAATCGGTCTAGATCCTCTGCGTCCTTTTTCTGCAAAATCCGGTCGATTTCCTCAGACGAAATGTTCGGCAGCTTGCTTAGAATCGTCTCGTCGTCAAGATATGGCGCCTCCAGCATGATGATTTCTACCTGTTCCTTCTGGTTGCTAATCCGGTTCCGCTTAAACTGCGGGGTAGCATCGTCAGCGGGAACACCTTGGAGCGCTAGGAGCGCCTGAACGGCGTCAATAACCTGGTACTCAAAATCATCTGCGTTTTCGTCCAAGGGCTGGTATGCGCTGTTGATTTCCGTTGCTGTCTTGGATCCTGCCCCGATCGAGCTGGGATTCATGTATCCGAAATCGGCATAGATGGAATTCTCCAGCCGGTTTAACAGCGCCTCCCGTGCATTGTATGGGATCTCCTGCGTATATGGCTTCACGTCCACCCCGTCAGCGGTGTTAACGTTGGCGATGTGCTGATACAGCAGTCGCTCTCGGAACTTGGTCAAGTCCTTCTCGGTCATCCCGGCTGCGTTGTTAATCAGCCAGTAAATCTGCGCACAGTCCTGCATATCGTTCGCAAATCCAGAATGCACAATATCAAAAGCGTCAATTTTGGTTCGGAGCCCGACAAGCGTGCTTTGATGCAATCTACTGCCCCACAGCGGGATAATAGGCAGAGCGCCGTAGTTGTGAGCAGTGATAACATCGCCGGTCGTGGCGGGCGTTCTGGCAATCGTCATGCGATATGGTGCGCAGTCATTCGCCTGTGGTTTGAGTCCACCGGTGGAACCGTCCTCGCTCTTGAAGTCCAGATAACCGTCGGCTGTGTAAAGAGTCGCCATTAAAGGTCGGTCAGGTGCCATCTGCCAGAACCTCACGCCTGCTCTCAACTCACTGGTCATCTCGTCCCACAGCGGGGCAAATTCCGTCAGTTTGAAAACGTGAATGTGGTCGTATGCCCAGTACAAAAACGATAGCCCATGAATCAATCCATAATACCCGGCGGTGTAGATCTGGTGATCTGCGTTCCTGCCCAGTTTATCCTCCACGCCGTCAGCCTGGAAGGTGATCCCGTTACCCAGCGAATAGGTGCATCTCTGGGTGTTGCATCGGGCGAAATAATTGCTTGCCAATTTCATATTAGAGACAGTGTCGTTCCTCTGCTTCTGCCCGTTCCCGGTGTAGATCCATCGGGCGAAATTGGAGATCGTCACATTTCTTTCGGCATCATACTCGTCAGCGTCAAGCGCCATCCTGTATGCCTGAGTAGATTTGTGGCTGTTGATTACCATTCCCACAAATTCACTCACAGCGCCGATCTGCTGCGCTGTCTCGAAATCTTGATAAGTATAAATCGTGCTCATTTACTCACCACCTTCCACTGTCTTCATTGTCCGCCAGCCGAAACCGTAGCACCGTCTGACAGAAATATCGAATGTCGTCCATTGCATGGTCATTCTCTTTGATCGGTCTATCGTCCGTGGCTTTCTCGTCCCAGCGATACAGCCCGAACTCCCGAATCGCATCCTTGCAAGCTCGGTTAACCTTGATTTTGCCATTCTGCAGGAATCGAGCGGTCGTGATAATGCCGTTCTTCACGTCATTGTTGGCCTTCCTCACCGAGAACCGCCCGTGCCGTCTGATTGTTTCAATAAACGATGCCGCCGACGGGTCAACGATAACGCTTTCAATCTCCATTTCACCGGCCAGCTTCTCCAGCTCTGCATAATACTCCTCATCGGTTTTCTGTGCGTTTTGCTCCCTGCCGTTGTAGTAATATTCCCGCACTCTGACCGCCCGTTTATCATCCACCCGCCACAGTCCAGCGGAGAATGGGTTCAGTGTGCCGTAATCGCAGGAAATAAACCAATCTCCAGACTCTGGAATATCGTCAGTCTGGCAGCTCTCCCCGAACATGGGGTAAATCAAGCCCTCAGCGGCAACCCACTTGCCCAGAATGTACCGGTCATAGAATACGCCGGAATACATGGTCTCGTATCGTTCCAATGTCTTAGCAGACAGAGACGGGTTATCCTGCATGGTGAAATGCAGATAGAGGGCATTGCGCTCTTCATGGCCTAAAATCCATTTTTTATAAAACCAGTGTTCCGGGCTGCCTGGATTACAGCTAAACCAAATCCGAGCGCCGTCAACGCTGCATCGGGCAAGCGCCTGGTTTACGAAGCTCTCCGGCATCAGCACCACCTCGTCCAGCAGTACCCCCGCCAGGGTTCGGCCCTGAATCAGCATAAAGGACGCTTCATCCTTGCCGCCAAACACCTCGAAGATATTGCAGGTGTTCCCCCGCCTAACCTCCAGAACCTTCTCCTGCCGGCGCCATTTTATTGAATATCGCTCTTTTGCCCAGGACAACATTAAAAACGGATCAATGATGTTTTTAATGGCACTGTCCACAGTCTTTCCGCAGATACCGAATTTCCGCCCGTTGAAACTGTCCATTGCCCATTTGACGAAAGTTACCATCATAATTGAAGTCTTGCCGGAACGCACTGCACCATCGCAGATAAGCGCATCATAGGAGGAGTAGGGGAAGGCTCTGATCTTGTTTTGCTTTGCGCTAATCATCGCCGCCCAGCCCTCGCACAATCTCCATCTCTCGATCTGACAGTTTCCAGACGTGCGCCTGCGCTTTTTCCTGAGCTTTCCTTTCAGCTGCCGCTCTTTCAGCTGCCGCTCTTTCAGCTGCCGCTCTCTCGGACAGGAGCAAGCCACCTCCAAAAATGGTTTTCCCGTGATCTCTCTGTGCGTCCAGCATTGACACTCTGGTGCAGTCCGATCTCTTTACCGCAAATTCAACGCCGTACTTCGCCCATCTCTGCATCATTGCACTTGTGACAATGTGATCCGGGTATTCATATTTCGGCAACTGTGCGGTTTTAGATTTTCTCAACCGGTCAACCTCAGCGTTCACTAGCTTTGTTAATCTCGGTTCCGTCTGCGCCACGGTATCGCCGCCGTAGCTGGTGACAAAGGACGTTCTAACTATTGCGCCGTTCTCGTACTCGATGGAACAATCTGTGATAACGTGGTTCATCCGGTTACAAGTGTTTTTCCCGTTCAAGCAAGTTAGTGACGGCGCAAACAGGAAAAACTTGATGCCGTGATCCAGATAGAACTCGCAAATTTTAGTCAGCATAGAGAATGGCGGATTGTCCAGAACGGTGCATCCGTCCGGGTATTGGTAGTTCTCAAAATCTCCGCCCGGATAGAACGGCCTTACAATAGATGCCGGGTCAATGCCATACTCAGCGCACGCCCAATTTTTGATAACCTCGTAGATTTCCGGCGGAGTGTAGCAGTCATCCGTGGTTTTCTTCGGTTTGAATTTCTCCACGAACTCCTCGTATGTTTCACCGGTGTTCAGGTTTGCGCCGTTTTCATCAATCATCGCTTTCCAATGTCTCCCCTATCTCTTTGAGGCTCTTAGACAGTTCGTCCTCTTGTGTGCCTCCTGCTACGCCCGGGCTTACCATCGTCCATTTATCAATTAGCGTCCCCAGCGCAGTGGTTATCTGCGACGGGGTTGCTTCTTTCAGCTTTCCTTCATCGTCCAGAGCGTCCAGGCCTTTTCCGATTATTCGGCAAACCTTTTCCCGCTTACTCTCCATATAAGCAAGGATATCGGCGGTATTCTGCTCTTTTTTTTGTTCTAACTTTCTCTCAATGTCTCCCGATTCTTCCAAAACCGACTTAGCCGAACCCCATGAGACATTGTTTTTCTTGGCAGCGGCGTTAATAGACTGCGTTTCCAGATAGTCAGCGATTATTTTCT